ACCATTTGCATTACTACTTTGGGATCAGACATATCTACGTTTGCATCAGCTAAAGGTTTTAGTAGTTTAGTATATAAAGGACTGATTGCAATTGCAAATGGAGCAGGAATTTGTCTATTATCTCCAGGACGGGAACCAAGATATTGTTTCAGATCACCTACATAGAATACATTATCAGGATCCTTACCCACATTTGAATATTGCTGATTCATTAAAGAATCGGCCATATCATTAATAGCTTTATCTACAACTTTCTTATTCTTCTCATTTATGTACTTAGGATTACTCATAACTGCATCTCGCGCAGATTTAAGTAATCTCAATGTAGAAGTTCTAGATTCGGGAATCTGTGCTTCAGGATGTGCAGCTAATGCATCAATTGAATCGGCCGCAGAAGTGCCAATCATTGAGACACCTGTCGTCTTTGTGGCACGACCACGTTCATATGCTTCTAATAGATCGGCCTTGCCGGATTTGAATTGAGCGATAATGAACTTAGCTTCGCGCGAGTCAAGTGGAGGTAATCCAAATGTTGCATTGCTAATGTTAATATTCTCAAGAACATGTTCCTCCATCTGCTTACCTTCTAAGCGAGATTCATTGAGAATTCTTTTTTCATCCTTTTCCCACTCAAACTTCTCTTGATGGAATTTAAATTGTTTAAATGCAAGATTATGTTGAGCAACAGCCATTTCAGCATTTTGTGCTTGGAACAACAGAGATAATTGTTCTTTAGAAAGTTGTTGTGCTCTCAACATTGCTTCTGTAGAATACCGTACAGATTCTAATGCAACTTTTTGTGCTTGAGTTTGTGCTTCAGAAGCTGCTAATCTTGTGGCGGCGTCTGCGGCGGCGACTGTGATTGGGGTTTCCGCAGCTTTATAGACTTGACTCGCTGCCAAAACGATTTTATTGATGTCTTCAACATCCTTAGTGATTCTTTCAGAACGTCCAAGATTTTCACGAAATTTTCCTCTCGCTTCAGCGACACCGCCGAATTGGGCAGATAAAAATCCAAGAAAATCATCTGTCGGCTTAATTTGTGCACGACGATGAAGTTCATCATAACTCGCAGAAGTTTCTTTAATGGCTGTTTGTTTCTTGGTAGCAAGTTGCACAAGCATATTTGCTGAATCTTCAGGACTAGCACCGATAGCATCAACAACTTTACTAGTCGCTACTTGTGTATTTAACTTCGCTGCAACTTCTGCAGACTTAACAATTGCCATATCTTTAGCAACTGTGTTATAAACTTCTTGCATACCCCCGAGAATTTTCTGGGAGCGAAACTCATTTCCTGCTACTACTTCTTGAACATTTTGTCCAGAAGTAATAGTTTCACTAAGCTGGGCTGCGAGAATTTCTGGTAAGTTCATGAATTACCTTACAAAGAGGTTCACCAACATGGACAGAAATCCATCCGGTCACAGAGAATTGTCCGAATAGCACATATGTATATCTACGAACTGCAATGAATCTTGCAATTTGTGTAATTACTTTATTCGATGGAATTCTATTTGCTACCCAATAAGCCCAAGTGTAATAACCAAGAATTAGATTTGTTGGAAGGCCAATAAATTGTTGTTGGCCACGAAAATATAATTCTTTGTCAAGTAAACCTTGTTCATAAAGAACGGTACAAATAACTGATTTCTTCTTTTTCGATGTAGTTGTTTCTGACGAAGTTTGAGGTGCTTTAGCTTTTGCAACTTCTGCAGCAGTTGATGCAATTAGATCAGCAAGTTGCAATTGCTTTGTACCAGATTTATATCCCCCAGACACATTCTCAGCAGCCCCAAGTGCAGCTACACCAGAATTACCAGAAAGCATCTGATAAATCATATCATCTAAAGCATTCTTAGAATACTGAGTTTGAGCTGATTTATCTGTAGTAGTTGTGGTACGAGTAGGAATAAAATCTAAGATCGCATTTGCCGCCGGTGCGATCATTCCACCAGTGAATGACTCACTGATTGCTGGACTTGGTTCTGAATACCCCATTCCTGATTGACGATCAATACTACCAGCCATAACGAACCCTCCCAATTGCATAGCAAATTGGTTGGCCAACATACACAGTTAGAGCCCCAACAAGATTAAATCTTCGGCCCAAAATATAAAGATACCTAGAACGAAAAATGTACCCAAGAACAGAACTAAGTACCCTAGAATGTTGCATACGTTGTGATAATAGTTTGGCGAATGTCCAGTAACCCAACTTAGTATATCTTGACAGAGCATTAAATGATTCCTCTCCGGCAATATAAACTAATGGGTGAACTTGTCCTTGACGAAGTAATTCAGTGCAAACAAATGATCGTTTAGTTTTACTAGTTTGTTGCAGTGTTTCCACCGTCGGAGCAGTTACAGTATCATACGCACCAACTGCTCGTTTTGTGAGTTGTTTCGTAAAGATATCACCAAATTGCCCAGCAGATAATCCACGATCTTGAGATACAATTTGATTGATAATCCCTGAGAAATCTTCACCACTAAGACTACGTTGAGTTACTTTTTTCCCAGAAGTTTTAGTGGTGTCTGTGGCAGCAGCTCGTGCAGTGTCAATAATTGCCGCGGCTGCAATCACATATGGATTACCTGTAGCTGAAGATGCGGCAGTTAGTTCGTATGCCATTATTTCCTCACAAAGAATGAAAGAAACAAAGAGGAATTAGTTACTGTCCAAACTGCAACAGCCGCAATCCAAACTCCAATTCCTCTATTGATCCAAGAGGTTACATTTTTATCTAACTTAACAGTAATTGCCTCATCTGCAGCCATTCTTTGTTCTAATTGTCCTAAACGTTCACCTTGAGTTTTTTGTCTCTCAGCTAAAAGAATAATGTTTTGATAATCTCTATGTAATTGATCTACTTTATCTTCTAAGCGAAGAAAGTCTTCTTTAGAAATAGTATCATTCACGTTACGAGCCCCACTGAATATGTATTGTCACGATTCAATGTTAAGACTTGCGAGCGATTTTTACCAGTGGGGTCCCAACCAATATGAACCCAAGTTCTTTCATAGATTAATTGATCGTACTGTAGATGCTCAGCATTCGCCATTAAAAATTTAACAATTTCTGCGGGGCTACCAAAACTTGGGGAGACAAAATCAACTGCTGTGCCTTTGCGATGAAATGAAGATTCTTTAGAGCCAACAAGTTTATTCAGTTCAGCACACCGATACCAAGAGTATACAATGATAGGAAAATTTAAAAGTCCTCTAACACGTTCCATATTTTCAGCAGTTTCTACAATTGCTGAATGTAGTTCTTGTGGTATAGTATTATCTATACTTCTATGATTAGTATGTTCAGCTTCTTCCCAAGAGAAATGATTAGATAAAAAAGTCATGTTATACTCCAAGAGCAAACCACCAAATATTTGCATCCTCTGTAAAACCACCCTCTGTATTTATATCTAAAGTAAAATCAGTGAGAGTTGCTACACCAGTTAAACTTGGCGCAATTGCAACACCTGTAGTAGGTTTATCTACAGTAAGACCAATCCAGAGAATTGTTTTAGTAAACGGCACAATAAAAGGAACTACTGTTGAACTATCTGTAGCAAGTCCAACAAGAAAACTGCCTTGAAATAAAATTCCACCAATTGTTTGGTGCCAAGCAAATGGATCTCCACCAACATTAAATTGAGTAATACCTAATGTTTCTTGTAATTCTTTTGGATTAATTTTACCAAAAGGAATGATGGCATTATAATTTGCCATTACATATGGCCTTCAATTTGACATTTTAATTCAATTGATGCCAAATCAAATGCACCCATAAAACCAATACGAAAATTCTTCCCTGTTACATGACAGGCAGTTTTAATTAATGAACCTTCATCTAATAGTATATACGGAGTGACACGTTGAGTAAGATCAAAATTCTTTCCGTCATATGAAGGATCTACAAAAATAGTTAAGTTTTTAGTCCCGGCAAGAGTCCAACCTAATGTAGTATCTTGAGCAGCTTCAATATCTAATTCTTCTAATGTAATAAATCTATCTCGTACATATTGAAACTTACCTAGAACAAGAATACCAGAATGTTCAATTGCTGGTGTCTCTCCAACAGGTTCTTGAAGATTTAATCTTGTATATACTTTATAAGTAAACTGTGTTGCATCAGCATTTGATCCATCAATAAAATAAATATATTGATCAACAAACCAAAGATCAGTATGATTTATCTTTAATTTTCCAAGCCGATCTAATAATGAATCCCAAACAAAACAATAAGTAAATACAGGAGGTATTGATAGAATACTATTTGGTTCTGGATATGGAGTAGTTGTTCCATAAGAAATAAATAAATATCTATCCAATATTGCAGAAATTTTGAATAATTTTCTATTACTTACATCATCAACAAAAGGAAATTCACTTAATTCAATATCATCAATTCCAGCATTCCAGGTATCAAATGTATCATCATAAGTAAGATAATCGGATAATTGACTTAAAATATTTTGTGCATTGTCTGGAGTAACTGCTTGAATTTGCCCATTCGAAGATAAAACATATTGTGCAGCAGAATTCACGTCTCCAGCAATTCCTATAGAAGCACGAAAAACTGCATCAAATACACCACCACTATTAGGAACTTCTTTGAATCTCCAAGGATACGCACGATTACCAGTATAAGAAACACCAATAGCATTATTAGCAGTGTAAATAATAAATCCTGCGGGATGTGTTACTGCCCAACGAATTTGAGAAGTTAAAGCAGTTGGAACCTCTTGGCCGGCCCCTGAAATAAGAGAAGCAGTAAAATCTAATGCATTAGTGAGAGAGGACCAAAGAACTTCATGTTTATAAACAAATACTAAATAGTTATATGACCCAAGAATACAAACAAGAAGATTATTTAATACTGCACCTGTTATTGATGCACTTACATCAGTAAACTCTAAAGTATTTGTACCTGAATTATATTCTACACTATATAAGAGTTGATTAGCTGCACCAAGAGAGCTAGCTGCACCAATTATATGAATATATAAAACCCCTTGAACAAATGCCCAAGAAATACTATCAGGATAAATAGCATTACTAATATATCCAGTAGTGTTATTACTATATGCTTGATCTGGAACAAATCTTTGAAACCATAACTCTGGAACAAAAAGAATGTCTTCAATACCAACAAAGTGAATTGTTATTTGTTCTACAACATCTAATGTTCCAACAATAGGTACTGGTACAACAATAGTTTTAATAAATCTACCTAAAACTGGAGTAATAGCTTCATCAATTATTGACTGCATTCCAACAGATCTAAATCCATCAGGAGTTGGGAGAACATTCTCCATATAGATAACTTGTGGAATGCCAACAGAATCTTTTAATCCTTCACCTGGAGGATCTACGCGCCGATCATAATTTTGATCCGATCCACCAATAATTACACTTCTTCCAGCCTTAGCTTGAGTAAGTGCAAATTGAGATGCAGAAAGATTAGCGCGATATGGTACTTGTGCCATTATGCACCTGGAAGTGTCGCTAAATGATCATTAACAATTTGAATTTCTAAAGAATTTAATGCACGATACCATAATAAAATATCTCGAAGTTTTAATCCAGAATCACCGGATGCCCCAGCAACACCTTGAACACTTAAAATATTGTTTGAAGGAAATGATGCAACTGGAATATATACCCCATTATTATTGACAGCTTGAGCTACACCATCAACTAATACATCTACTGTTGGTGTAGCATTATTTATTCCAGAGAGAGTAGCCCAAATATTTTGATATGATCCACCACCATTTAAAGTCATAGATCTTCCAACACTTTTAAATATTGTATCATTAAGTACATGACAAAACCAAGTAGCTACACCAGCAGAACGATAGAATTTAAAATTTGGGAATGTTGAAGGAGCAGTTCCCCAAAACCACAAATGTTGTCCAAGACCAAGACTTAATGTAGTATCTGCACCAATAAAAATTGTAAGAGCAGTTCTAGCAATACTACGAGCTGGAAGATTTAATGTATCTCCAGATTGGTTAATCATAAATGCACCGAACTTTGGAATATAAGTTCCAGTGCCATCAACAATTACTGATCCATTAGCCGACGTAGGCACATTAGCAAAATCAGCATTGCCTGGAACTAATTGATTATATACTCTCATAGCAGTGCATTGATTAGCACCACCAGCAAAAGCAAGAACTGCTGTAGAATCAATTACTCCCGCAGAAAATCCAATATCTTGTTCAGCGCCACCAGACTGTTTACGAATTCTGCAACATGAACCAAGATAATTAGGAACAATAATTCTGGACGAACCAATAAAATCAGCTTCACTTAAAAGTGCAGCTGCTGCTTTAAAAGTATTAAATTGATTAAGTTGCCTAGGATATGTCACAAATCAAATCCTAAGAAATATGCAACTAAAGCTTTCGCGCCAGTACCGCCAGTATCAATATCAAATGTTACTTCACTTCCTACATCAAAATCATGAAATGCTGGTGCTGGAGAGCCAACAAAAACATACGGAATCGCTGCATCTACTGAATTCTTTTCATTTGCATCAATAGTCAATTTAGTAGCTAAAATCGAAGTCCCATTTACATTAACATCAACTGTTACCACTCCAGAAGTTGAAACACTGGATAATGATGCATATAATGCTAATGTACGGAATGGAGCATAAACACGAAAATAAGCTACCAGTATCGATGCAATAAGTACTGTAGTCATATCAGTAAGAGCAATTTCTTTCACTAATTTACTAGTGAGAGCCCCAGATGTACCACCTGGATTCCAAATTGTTGCGCTCATTTAATATCCTGTGGTTGCTGTATTACTCATAATGATATCACCAGCAAGGCCTTTATCATTCTTCCCATCGCCCCAAACAAGTGTTCGCATTAACGCAGCTTCTGAATCTTTACCTACTCGCTTAAAAATACTTGTTGCGGCATCATTAATAATTGCATATGGATGATCAATTGCAATAAATGAACTAAATGAAAGAGTTGTAATATCAGGATAACGAAAACAGCCATACAAAACATATTGTAAGGCTGTAGATGAACGAATATTTAAAAGATCGCCAGCAACATAATAAACATCATCTCGAATAATATTATAAGAATCAAGTGAATTCTCAGGAACTTTAATGTCTTCAATAAAATTCCCGAGAGACCCACTAGCATCAGATTTTCGAAGATATTTATTAGCTCGCCAACGAGGAATTAATGATTTAATATCAACTTGTTGAACAATTTCTGGAGAGCCAAAAATCATCCCAGTTTCAAACAAATCCTTATAAAAAAAATCTAGTTGATGCAGTTTAAGCGTAGCTTGTTTGACAAATTGTTCTGTCAATGCAACCAAATCAGGACGATTCGTAACTGCATAAACTCCATTAACTAGTTCCGTAAGTGTCATTTCTTACCCCGGTGTCAGCATGCTTTTAACAGATGCTAACATTGCTGCACCAGAAGGCATTCCACTAGCTGCAACTGCTGCAATTCCTTG